GTGCTTGGTGAAGTTGATCACCCAGACGATTTAAAGATCAACCTTGACCGTGTGTCACACATGATTGAAAACATGTGGATGGATGGTCCAAATGGATGCGGCAAATTAAAAGTCCTACCAACACCGATGGGCCAACTAGTGCAAACTATGTTGGAATCAGGAGTGAAGTTAGGAGTGTCATCCAGAGGTAGCGGTAACGTTAACGAAGGTGACGGTAAGGTCAGTGATTTTGAAATCATCACTGTCGACATAGTTTCACAGCCAAGTGCTCCAAATGCCTATCCTACTGCAATATATGAAGGCCTAATGAATATGAAAGGCGGACATGCATTGTTGGATAATCTGAAGAGCGGTGGCAATGAAAAATCAGTTCAAAGATATCTTAAGTCAGAAGTACTTAAACTTATCAATGAACTCAGGCTTAACTAGGAGACCGGTATGCTAGATGTACTAAAACCATTATTAGACAGCGATCTAGTTAACGAAGAAACTCGTGCAGAAATAACTGAAGCATGGGAGTCCAAGTTAGCAGAGGCTAAAGAAGCGGTTCGTGCCGAGTTGCGTGAAGAGTTTGCAACAAAGTATGAGCATGACAAGAAGACAATGGTTGAAGCGATCGATACTATGGTAACCGAAGGTTTAACTGCTGAATTAACTGGAGTAAAAGAAGAGAAGGCTAAATTAGCAGAAGATAGAGTTAATCAACTAAACAAAATGAAAGAATCAGCAAAGAAGTTTGATACTTTTATGATGAGCAAGTTGGTTGAAGAAATCAAAGATCTTCGACAAGACAGAGCATCACAAAAGAACAATATTAAAACATTGGAATCATTTGTGATGAAACAACTAGCAAAAGAAATCAAAGAGTTTGCTCAGGACAAGAAAGACGTAGTGGAAACTAAAGTTAAACTTGTTGCTGATGCAAGAGAGAAACTGGAAGAACTTAAAGCAAAGTTCGTGAAAGAATCTGCATCTAAGATGACTGTTGCTGTTGCCAAGCATTTGAAAGCCGAACTTTCGCAGTTGCAAGAAGACATCAAAATTGCTCGTGAGAACAGTTTTGGTAGAAAGATTTTTGAAGCATTCGCAAGTGAATTTGGTGCAACTCATTTAAATGAGAACGCAGAAATTCGCAAGTTAAATGATTCAATTGCAGACAAGGACAAGCAACTTGCAGAAGCAACCAAGAAGATTGACGAGACAACAAAAATTGTTGAGTCTAAAGAAAGTGAAATCAACATGATCAAGGATTCCAACGAGAGACAAGCAAAGTTAGACGAACTACTTGCTCCGTTAAACGAAAAGAAAACTGAAGTTATGATGAATTTATTAGAAGGCGTCCAAACAAAGAAATTGGAGGCTACTTTTAACAAGTATCTACCAGCGGTACTTAATGAGAATGTAGTGAAGTCAAACAAAGCGACACTAACTGAATCAGTTAAGGAAGTTACTGGGGATCAACCTAAGGCACAGAAAGTTGAATCAAAAGAAGAAGATAGCAATATCATTCAAATGAAACAACTTGCTGGACTTAAATAGACTATTTTAGGAGAAAAATTATGTCTAAAGAACTATTAGAAAGCCGTTGGGGAGAGACAAAGGATGCTCTTTTAGAGGGTCTTAAAGGTTCTCAAAGAACTTCAATGGGTGTTATCTTAGAAAACACAAAAAAGTATTTGTCTGAGGCAACTGCAGGGGCAACTCAAGCAGGTAACATAGGAACTCTAAACAGAGTTATCCTTCCTGTTATCAGAAGGGTTATGCCAACTGTTATTGCTAACGAGATTGTTGGTGTTCAGCCAATGACTGGTCCAGTTGGACAAATTCACACATTAAGAGTAAGATATGCAGAAACATTAAATGCTACAGGTACTGCAAACGATACAACAGCAGGCGAAGAAGCATTATCACCATTCAAAATCAGTACAGCATATGCTGGTGATGGCACTGCCGGAAACGCAGACGCAACAGCGGCTAAAGAAGGTACAGGTGGTAGAAAGATTTCTGTTCAAATCTTAAAGCAGGCAGTTGAAGCCAAGACAAGAAAGTTACAAGCAAGATGGACTTTTGAAGCGGCTCAAGATGCACAATCACAGCATGGTATTGATGTTGAAGCAGAAGTAATGGCGGCTTTAGCACAAGAAATAACTGCTGAGATTGATCAAGAGATTTTAGCATCTCTAAGATCATTAGCATCAACTGAATTCACATACAACCAAGCAACAGTATCTGGTACTGCAACATTTGTTGGTGACGAGCATGCCGCATTAGCAGTATTAATAAACAGAACTGCTAACTTAATTGCACAAAGAACAAGAAGAGGCGCAGGTAACTATGCAATATGTTCACCAGCCGCTTTAACTGTTTTACAAAGTGCTACAACTTCTGCATTCGCAAGAAGCACAGAAGGTACATTTGAAGCACCAACAAACACAAAGTTTGCAGGTACTTTAAACGGTGCAATGAAAGTTTATGTTGATTCTTTCGCAAGTGACTCAACTCCAGTATTAGTTGGTTACAAAGGTTCAAGTGAAACTGATGCGGCGGCATTCTATTGCCCATACATCCCACTAATGAGCAGTGGCGTTGTGTTAGACCCATCAACTTTTGAGCCAGTAGTATCATTCATGACAAGATACGGTTATATTGAACTTACAAACAGTGCATCATCTTTTGGTAATGCAGGCGACTATGTTGGTGAGATTGCAATGTCAAACCTTTCTTTCAGTTAATAGATACTGTAAAG